GAGCAAAAAGGATGCTCAGATTGAAATTCAAACACTCTGTACGGCGATGTTCCCTTTCCTTGAGGCTTGGTCTCCAAATGTCTGGGATTACTATTCCAAGAAGCGACTTTATAAAGCACGTTTAGCGCCATGAGCGGATTGGTTCTACTGCTTTTGATCTTCATAATCGCTATACTGGGAGCAATCTTTTGGACTGAGGAAAATCGATGATGTATTTTGAATACATCACAAAGCATCTGTTTCATTCTTGGTTTCAAGATATGAAATACAACTTCAATATCTGGGCAGACCTAATGACTGGCAACTATGAGGAATATGCTCTCTCGGAGAAGGATGATCCATACCAAGAGTGTTATGAATATTTTTGGGAATATCTCAATTCGGATGAGACACTCTCCAAAGAGTTTCTTGAAGAACTGCTTCGGCGAATCAATGATGTTGATAATGAAACATACCCCTTTAATCCCTTTGATGATCAACTATGGGAGGACACTCCCTAAACCTTCCACCACCCCTACGATAGAGGGGTGTTTTTTTGTTTTGGCATACTAGCACGCGAGATGCATTGCTATGACAAGTGATCCAAACAGTTGGCCAGAATCAAAGGCAACAGTAGCTCCTGGCCCTATTTGGAATTTTACTCGTGGCTATGTTGTAGAAAAAGCTGGGAGACACGAAAACGAAAAACAATTTCGTGCATTTACTTTTTATCTAAACTCTGGCGATAATCGAAATTATGTTGATACCGCCAAGTTTGCAGGCGTAGGTACTAGCACCGTTCACAAGTGGGCTCATACGTATAACTGGGACCGGAGGTGCGCGGCTTACGACAAGAAAGAAATGGCAATAGCTTTCAAAGAAGCTAGCAAATTACGGCGACAGGCACACCGAAAAGATATCGATGACTTCCGTAAAGCTAATGAAGAACAAGCCCGTCTGATGATGGGAGTCAGTTCTGATTTGATGGGAGTTATTCAAAAAAAGATCGCTAAATTAGAAGAAGAAGGAGAAGAAGTTCCTCTACATCTTGTTTCTGGCCTGCTTCGTGCTGCATCAAACATTTCCGATTCTGGCAGACAGGCTTGGGCAACCTCTCTTGGTGTTAATGAACTTATGTCAGTTGTAGAACAGGAGATTGAAGAAGTACAAGTAGAAATCATAGATGAAGAAGTCGATGAAGCTTACGAAATCCCATTGGATGAGGAGTAATGTCAGTAAAATACGGTAATGACTACCTTGAGTTTGCGGCAAAAGGCCAGCAGCTTATCAAGGAAGTAAAAACTAAAAAAGCAAACCGAGGAACAAACAAACGTGTCATTCTCTGGAAATTCATCAAAAAGGTTTTTCCAAACTACAAATTCTACAAATTTCATGCAACTGTTATTCAGCAACTTCAAAGAGTCCTTGACGATGGCTGTAAAAGGATCATCTTGCAGGTCCCACCTCGCCATGGTAAACTAGCAGCCCATTCCACCCCTATCCTGACTTCAAAAGGTTGGACAACTCACGGCCAACTTCGAGTGGGTGACAGGGTTTTTCACCCTTCTGGCCGACAGGTAGAAGTTGTCGCGCTTTCTCCTGAGGTTCAATCAAACGCTCGGGTTCATTTAGGTAATGGCGAGACAATTGAGTGTCATTTGAATCACGAATGGACCGTTTACGACCGTGGGCGGCACAAGTGGAGAACCGTAGAAACCAGCGAGCTAGTGGAATGGAGCAAGCTGGGCGCGGAACGGGCTCGGTATCAGCTACCTGATGTTGAGGCGCTGCAGTTCGACTCAAAGGATTTAGTGATGAATCCCTACGTCCTGGGTGTGTGGCTGGGGGACGGTCGCACTAATTCCAACTCCTTTTGCGGAGCTGAGGCCGACAATGCTATTGCTGATGCTATTGAAGATTGCGGCTATAAAATCACCAGCAAGAATCAACAGAAGGAAACAGGGGTTTGGTATTACATTCTTGATGGTCAGCGAACTGGGGGTGATGGCCGGTTCAGTCGTGAGCTAAAGGTCCTTGGGGTTCGCCGCAATAAGCACATCCCCGAGAGCTATCTCCGCTCTTCCATTCCCCAGCGCCTGCGCCTCCTAGCAGGTCTTATGGATACCGATGGCAACATGTGCCCTAAGACGGGGCGGGCACGAATTGTGACGGCTTCTGAGCGGCTTGCAGAGGACATCATGGACCTATGCACCACTCTTGGCTTCCGCCCATACTTGACGAGTCAGGAACCTTATCTATCGAGTAGTGGCATCCAAGGTAAGTCCACTGTTTATACCGTTAATTTTCAGCCAAACCTTGAAATTCCTTGCACTCTTGAAAGAAAACGTGTCAAGCGCCACGCTGTCAGACGCAGAATCGGAATTGCCTCTGCGGAGGTTACGTTGGATGGGGAGATGGGACGCTGCATCCAAGTATCTTCGCCTGATGGATTGTACCTTGTCGGAAAGAAATTAAATGCAACACACAACTCTCTTCTTGCTTCGCAGCTTTTGCCTGCTGCTTACTTGTTGGCTCATCCTGATCGTTACGTCGGAATCAGTAGCTACTCAGCAGAACTTGCCGAAGGGTTCTCCAGGAAGGCGAGAGAATATTTTCGTGAGGGCGGCGGACTGATCAGTGCCAGCAGTCAAGCCGTCAACGCATGGGGAACCGAGGCTGGTGGTGGTCTCTGGGCTGCCGGTGTGGGCGGTGCCATCACTGGTCGGTCTGGTCATCTACTCATCATCGATGACCCTGTCAAAAACAGGGAAGATGCTGAGAGTGACAGAATGATGGAAAAGCTTAATGATTGGTACACATCCACTCTCTATACTCGCCTGGAGCCCAAAGTAGGTGCAATCGTCGTCATTCAAACGCGTTGGTCCGAAAATGACATGATTGGACAGCTCGTTGAAAACGAATTTAACGTTTCCGAGAAAGGACGTGAAGATTGGACTATCGTGGACCTTCCAGCACTTTACGAGGATCCCGATGATAGACCAAAGCTTCCTGCCCACTGTGAAACCATTCCCGATTGGCGAGAAGAAATCGGAGAAGCTTTGTGTCCGCAGAGATACAACCAAGAAGACTTGGAGCGTATTAGGGAGGCTATTGGAAGTCGGGATTTCGCATCGCTCTATCAACAACGTCCTGCTCCCGATGGGGGCAATATGTTTAACCCGAACTGGTGGCAATATTACGATTGGGATACACCGTTGCCGCCGTTTCAGCGTGTCATCTTATCAGTTGACTGTACGTTTACAGATAATAAAAAAAGTGATTATGTCGTTGGGGCTGTCATTGCCCAAGCGGGTGCGAGGTTCTATGTACTGGACTTGGTCAGAGAGAAGCTAGACGTACTGGGTACGATGGCAATGATTTCAAGGATGTACAAAAGACACCAATTGTCGGGTACGATCATTGAGCTAGCAGCATCTGGCTATGCTGTCTATCAAATGATGCAGAAAAAAGTACCTGGGCTAATTGGTTTTAAGCCAGATAAGAGCAAGGAATCAAGAGCAGCCAGTGTCGTGCCCATGGTAGAAGCTGGGAATGTTTATTTGCCAGCAAGCGAAGCCTGGCTTGACTCATTCATTAATGAATTTAACCTGTTCCCCGCTTCTAAAAATGACGACCAAGTTGATGCTATAACAATGGGTTTAAATTATTGCACGCAAAGAACTTCTCCTCAACTAACGCAAGTGACATGGGGTAGAGGAATTAAGCCAATAATTGATACAAAACATGAAAGAACGTGGTAGAATGAAGTAAAAGAATTATCAATATGGCACGTAAAACTGCTAAGTTCAAGATGAACAGAGAGCAGCAAAATCTTGCTGCCGACAACATGAATCTCGCAAGACGTGAAGCTTGGAGGATTCAAAGGACGACTGGTATTGAGTATTCCACTCTGGAATCCGTTGCTTTTGAGGGATTATGCAAAGCTGCTTATCGTTATGATGCAAGTCGCCCTCATCCGATAACGGGCAAGAGCATGAAATTTTCAAGCTTGGCTATACCGACAATACGGGGAGAGCTTTTGCATTGGGTGAGGGATAGTACCTATGCTGTAAGGCTTAGCCATAAGATGCGTGAACGTTGGGTCAAAGGTAGAAAGCTCCTCTATAGAGGCGCTACTGACCTAGAGGTTGCTGAACAACTTGAAATCAGCGTAGAAGATTGGATTGAAGTCAGAAAGGTATGTTCTGGGCCGCCCTTGGAATTGAAGGAACAAGCGAAGCCGACAGACCCACTCGAACCAACGGAAGTAAATTTCGGACAACTTTACATTGAAATGGCAGAAGATGTCATGGAAACCATGAGGGAAGAACATGGCAGTACCTTGGATGAAGTTGAAATTTATCTTTCTGGCACTGGCAGTCGAGTACCGAGAGAATCTGTAGATAATCTTTTAACTGCTGCAGGATGCTATACAACGAACTGGGATGAAGAAGAAATTAAGATCTTGGAAGGGTGGGAAGAATTGGGTAATGGCAGATTGCAGGGGGCTCTCTTCTGATTACACTCACTAGATGGGTGTATCGCAAACGACAATTGACGCAGTCAAGGCTGCGCCACTTTCATCCTTGATTCAGCAGCTTGGAGGCTCTCTCAAAAGGGTTGGTCGAGAGCATGTTACAAAATGCCTGTGGCACGATGACAAAAGGCCGTCCCTGACGGTCAGTGATCAAAAGGGATTCTGTTACTGTCACGTCTGTTCTTGTGGCTGGGATGGGATTGATTATGTTCAACAAAAGAAAGGCTTAGGCTTCCAAGAGGCGGCTGAATTGGCCTGTGAAATTCTAGGTATTCGTTTTGAGGTTGAAAATGAAGACCCTGTAGAACGAGAAAGGAAAAAGAAAGAGCGACAAGACTTTATCGCAACGCTAGAAAAACAACAGCAAACTTTTAAGGATAATCTTTTCGATGATCGTGCTGACAGGATTAGAGTAATACTTAAGGGCCGAGGAATCGAGAAGCAAGCTGCATTAGAATTTGGCCTTGGATTCGCTTCTACTGGATTCTTTGAGGGAAGAATCACAATTCCTATTCATGATCACAAGGGAAGTTTGGTTGGATTTACTGGTCGCGCTACAAAGGAAGACCAGGAAGCGAAGTACAAAAATAGTTCGGATAGCCTTCTGTTTCAGAAAAAGAATCTTCTTTTTAATGAACATCGTGCATTTGATGCTGCGGTGGAAGCTGGTTCAATTGTTTTTGTTGAAGGGCACTTAGACGTTGTCTCAATGTGGCAAGCTGGTATCAAGAATGTAGTAGCCGCTCAGGGCACTGCTGTACCGGAGGCTAGTGCTTTTCAAAGACTTTGCAGGAGAGTCAACAACTTTGTCCTGTGTTTTGATGGTGATAATGGCGGGAGAACTGCGGTAACCAATTTTCTCAAGGTACTAGGCCCTTTGGCTCATCGAGGTGAAATAAACGTCAGTATTGCAGTATTACCTGATGGAAAAGATCCTGATGACATGATTAGGTCTGGAGCTGATCTTTATAGGCATATTTGCAAGGCTGTACCTTGGCTTGACTGGATTATTGATGACTGGGCCTCTTCATTGGATCATGATGACACGAAGATGATTACTGAAGTGGAATCTAGGCTTCATGGGTTGATTTCTCAGATTCGCTCAAATGCGCTCAGGACTCACTACATTGACAAAGCTTCAAGGATACTTGGCCAAACAGAGAAGGAAGCAAAGGAACTTGCTCGTAATTGGGGTGGGTCAAGTTATTACGCTGAGCAAAAGTATGAGTGGAATCCAAGATCTTTTCTGGAAACGAGAAATGCTGCTGAACGCAGACTGCTTAGGACTTATATCCACATTCCTTCAACCCGGCAGGCCCTATTACCTTTGTTTGACAAGATTCAAAGTGCTCCACATGTCTGGCTGGCAAAGAGGATCGTTGAATTAGAAGAACATTGTGCAGTTGATCTGACACCATTCAGTGTCATGGCGGTTCTGTCAGTTGCTGAGGGGCATTTTGTCGAACAACTCAGGACTTTAGTGAGACCCAAGGTGATTATTGACGTGAACGATCAAGTTATTGAGCATTTACACACTACACTGAACTTAACACTTTCAGTATGTGATGAAGATCAAACTGAGTCAAGGGGATATTCGGATCTGTGAAAAAGTGGCTCTGGAAAGAAGGACTTCAGCTTTGAACAAAAATCGCCCTCAACCCTATGGCCCAGTGAACGGGAATCACATGAAAACTGAAATCCAGGCGTGCATTGCTGAGCGAGGCGTAGCACAGTTGCTTGGCAAGAAGTGGCATGATTATGCAGAAGATATTTCAACACTGCCTGCTGATGTGGGTGATGATATTCAGGTGCGGTGGACCAGTTATCATACTGGACACTTGATTCTTCACGGCAAGGATCCTAGTGAGCATTTTTACGTACTTGTTACAGGCACTTATCCTAATATGCAAATAAAAGGATTCCTTCGCGGCCACCAGGCTAAGCAAAAAAAATATTGGAAAGAAAAGGGGTTCGATGGCAGGCCGTGTTATGCAGTGTCGCAGAAAGATCTTGACAGTTTTAACTATCTTTACTACAAAGATAAACATTTTTTTGACTGCTGGAGTTTGGAAGAATTGCGAAATTATTTTCGCTATGACCCAGATACGGGATTTATTTATGAAAGAAAAGCAGGCAAAAAGCTTGGCACTAAAGGCGGAAATAGCTACATTATGATAACACGAAAGGATTCTTCAAGAAACATCGAAAAAAAGGTTACAGCGCATACTCTTGTTTGGTATTTGCATTACGGTGTCAAGCCAAGGGGGAAAATTGATCACAAAAATGAAATCAAAATAGATAACCGGATAAATAATTTGGAAGATGTTACACATAGAGAAAATATTAGCAGGGCGCATTTAAACAAAAAGAAAGCAAGGCTTCCAGTAGGAGTGTCTTTTGAAAAAAGATATAGTAAAAACCCTTTCAAGGCGAGAATAACTGTATATGGAAAGGAACGCCACTTAGGCTGTTTCACCACTGCGGAAGAAGCCTCAATCGCCTACCAAAAAGCACTCGCTAAAATTCAACCAAATGCAAGCCACCATCCACACGCTGCCTGATTGCCCCTGGTGCGTCAAGGCAAAACACCTTCTGTCCTCTTTTGGAATCCCATACACAGAACTAGATGGAAAATCCGACAACTGGCCAACAGTTCCCTACATCGAAATTGATGGCAAATCCATTGGAGGCTTTCTTGAGCTTGCCAATTACTGTCGTTCGCTATGACTTTATCGGCTTCTGACAACTACACTGTCATTTATACAGATGGCAATGGTAAAAGGCGTGAACAATATATTCGCGCCAAGTCAGCGGCTCATGCAACGATCCTCGCACGCGAAACACTTCCTGAAAGTTGTGACATAACTCGCGTTTATCTCAATCCTTAAGACAAAACTATGGTTGGATTCTATTCGCTGTGTATTTTGCTGACAGTATGTTTACTGGTTGACGCAGATGCCACGATTAAAGTCATTACAATGGCCAGTCTTAAGATCCAAGTTTATTGGGTTAATTGGCGAATGAAATGTCAAGCTCGTAAAATTCACCGTGAGCTAACTAGAATGTCTAAGAAGGCAGGATGGCCTGAACCTCCACCATTTACTTTCAAGAACATTTGGGAACGCGACTGAATTATGGCATTTACTCCTCTCCCTAAAAAAGGATCTTCCTATGCCCGTGACGGGCACAAGCTTGGCGATCTGCCCAAGCGAACTTCAATCGGCAACGGTAAGCGCAAAAGGGGATCCTACAAAGGATCTAAGGCTTATCGAGGACAAGGAAGGCGATGATTCCATTCTTCTGCCTTGATCGTCTGAATTATCGCTATAACACTATGGCTGAGAAGAAACCATGTAAAAAATGCAAAGACTGTAAACCTGATAGCCCTTGTAAGAACAAGACTAAGGAGCCTTCTTAGGCTCCTTTTTCTTTGGCTTCAAGTGCTTGTCAGAAGCAGTCTCTGTCACTAAAGTCATCCCTGACTTAATAAAGTCTTTACTTTTATCGACCGGAGAATTTCCCATAGTTTTAAGGACTCTTTTTATAGTTCCTGAGCTGTAAAAGCCGCATTGAGCCATACACTCTATAGGTAGCCTTTACCTACCCGTTCCAGTTCGATGCAAGAGTTTCGAGATACAGCACCTTCTGCCGAAACCGTGTTCCTCCGTACATATAGCCGCCGCAAAGAAGATGGCACTAGGGAGAATTTTCAAGAGGCGATGACCCGGACCATTGACGATATTGGCCGGATCGGTAAATTCACGCCAGAAGAACATGAGCTGGTAATGGAACAGGCATTGGAGCAACATGCCTTTCCGTCTGGCCGTGCATTTTGGGTAGCAGGTACAGAATGGGGTAAAAAGCCTGAGAACTTCAGTGGCTACTACAACTGTACGAACACTCATATTGAGGACCTGGAAGCGTTTGGCTTAATGGTTGATCTTGCAATGCAAGGTTCTGGGACAGGGGCCGTCTTGGAACAAAGGGTAATCCGTAAGCTACCTACAATTGCTCGACGACTCAGTATTAAAAACATCACATCAGTAGGGGATAAACCTGGAAACCCAAAGACAACTTATCTGTCTGATAATGATGCTCTCTGGATTCGTGTTGGCGATTCTCGTAAAGGTTGGGTTGACGCTTATATGGCTTTACTTTATGAGTCGGTAAATCTACTTCGTCAGAATCCTCTTGATGTTTATATCAATCTTCAAGAGGTAAGGCCGTCAGGAGAGCCTCTGAAGGGCTTTGGAGGGACTGCTAATCCAATCAAGCTGGAAGCTATGTTCCGGCGCGTTGTAGACGTTCTCAATGGCGCTAATGGCCGTCAGTTGACAAGTATTGAAGCTTGTCTGTTGATTGACGAAGCTGCTGCATGTGTTGTAGCCGGAAATATTCGCCGCTCCGCAGGTATGCGTCAGTTCAGCGATTATGACCAGGAAGCCGCAACAGCTAAACAAGGTCTTTATACACAAGACGAAGAAGGAAATTGGAAAGTTGATCCGGTCAAAGAAAACCTACGTATGGCAAACCATACAAGGTGTTACCATACAAAGCCTTCTTTTGAAGACGTAAAAGACGCAGTTAGCAAGCAGTTTTATAGTGGAGAAGGTGCCATTCAATATGTACCTGAAGCAATTGCAAGAGCGAATGTTGACCTTCTCGATACAGCAGCTCTGAAGAAAGAATTTTTGGATACGTATGTTAATGACGGCAGGGAAGAAGCTAGGGAATATTTGAATACCGTTGCGTTGAATCGTACTGAGATTTTATCTGATTGTGAACTATCGCATCGCATGGATCGGTACGGACTTAACCCATGCCTGACAGGCGACACTCCGATCTTGACTGTTCACCAAGGCGTCAAGACTTTTGAGGAGCTAGCCAAGGCTGGTAAAGACGTGCTGGTATGGTGTGTTAACAAGGAAACGAACGAAGCTGCCGTCCGCATGATGCGCAATCCCCGCGTCACTGGCTACGATCAGCCCATCCTTGAAGTGAAATTCGACAGTGGGCTTAAAGTCCGCGCTACGCACAACCACAATTTCTTTACGCTGCAGCGCAATAAGGTGCAGGCGAAAGATCTTAAGATCGGACAGTCCGTCTCGGCTTTCGCTATCCATCAGCATCGCGACGGTCACCTTCGCATTACTCGCAACAACAAGCTGACCGACTCCGTTCGCCAGCAATTCTGCCATCGGGTAATTGCCGAGTACCACGGCATTAAAGGTGAGGTGATCCATCATATCGATGGGGATCCCACCAACAATCTACCCAAGAACCTTGAGGCAACCACACATCTTGAGCACAATCAGGAGCACTACGCCGACCGCTGCCGCAATGGCTTCTTCCACGGCACCCCTGGCCCCGTTGCCGCAGAGCACATAGCCAACCATAAGGTTGTCGCTATCCGTGATGCAGGTACTGCGACCGTCTACAACGGAACCGTTGACGAGCACCACAACTACGTGGTTGTTGATCCATCCTCGGTGGGAAAGAGCCTTGTCTCTGGCATTCTGTCCGCCAACTGTGGTGAGATATGTGGTCGCGACTTCCACTGCAACCTTTCAGAAGTCCATCTGAACACAATTGATCCAGCCGACAATGAAGCACAAACACGGGCTTTCTATGCTGCAGGCTTACAGGTTGCTGCATTACTCCAACACGAATTCGTTCATGAAAGATACCAGTACTCTCGGGAAATCGATCCAATTGTTGGTGTCAGTTTTACTGGTTTGTTTGATTTCCTCGTACATGCTGGCGGAAGTGCTTGGTTAGAGTGGATGATGAATGGTCGGCCCAAAGGCAGGGCTGCCGATGCGTTTTCCGCAATGGAACGCAATTATCTTCAGCGTTGGCGTCGTGCTGCGATTCGTGGTGTTCGCGAATACTGCGAAAAACACGGCATCCGCATTCCCAACCGCATCACCACGGTACAGCCAGCGGGCACCAAGTCCCTACTGACTGGA